AATCGAATGCTGGGCATATTTTGACTCTCTTTCTTCAAACAGAGTAATAATAGAAAAGTATGATAACACTAATTCTGCAAGTTGGGAACTTTATTGGAGATCAACAGGAAGTTCAATAGCTTTTTATGCTGATGCAACTCCGTTATTACAAGATCCCAGTACCTCAACCGTTACTACGGGTCAATGGTACCATATCGCAGTTTCAAGAACAGGATCTACTGTAAAATTATTTATAGATGGCACAGAAGTAGACTCGGCTACAAGCAGCACTGCATTTACTACAACAGTTCCTATGCAAATTGGAAGGCAGAGAGTAAATAATACTAATCACGTTAATGGATATTTAAGCGATGTACGAATAACAAATGGATTGGGCAGGTATACAGCAAACTTCACACCACCCACAGCGGCATTACAAGGGTAATAAAAAAGGGGCTTATTGCCCCTTTTTCATTTCTTCTTGAAGTGCGATACTAAATCCTTTTATAGCCATTTCAAGCCTTTGGACTTTTAAGTACTCTTGTTCAAGTTGCTGTTGTAAATCTTGTATTTGAGCTAAGTACATTACACCCAACTCAGAAAGATTACTGTCAGATTCTGCAGTTTCTTCAACAGGCTTATCCAAAGAGTCTTCCCACCCTTCTTCGCCTGCCAATGGTATATCTATATCACTCATTAAAAGTGCTCCTCTGCAGATTCCTCCACTACTTCTTCACTCTCTTTGCTAAGCTCTAGTCTTAGTAAGTCTATAAATCCTGCACGCGACAGCTCAAGACGATGTGCAAGAGCCTGGCAGTCATTAATATCCTTATTCAAAGTTTGTAGCTGATTAGCAAAATACTTTGCTTTATCAGATAAATCTTCGTATACATATTCTTCGCCTTCGAAAGTAATTCTAGGTCGAGTATCTTCTTCTGTCATTATAATTTCCTATTTAAATATATCTTGCCAGTTTCCAGTAGTACTCGCACGAGCATACTCTGTGGCACGGTTTTCAAAAAAGTTAGTATGCTCTACCCCGTTTAACATATAATCTAACCAAGGTAAAGGATTCTTCTCACTACTAAATATCTTTTTCATTCCTAATCCAAGAAGTCTTCGATCTGCAATGTATCGAATATACTCTTTTACTTCTTCAGGAGTAAGATCGGGAATTTCAGCTCCATCAAAACAAAGATCAATAAAAGCATCTTCAAGCTCTACTGTACGTTCTGCTGCACAATAAATTTCATACTTTAGATCATCATTCCATAGTTGAGGATTCTCTTGAATAAATGTACGGAATAGCTGAGACATACCTTCTACGTGGAGAGTTTCATCCCGAATAGACCACGTAACGATTTGACCCATACCTTTCATCAAGTTGTGACGAGGGAAATTGAGCAAAATTGCAAAACTACTAAACAACTGTACTCCTTCTGTAAATCCAGAGTAAATCGCCATAGTTTTTGCAATATTCATTGGCGTATCCATTCCGAAGTTTGAAAGATACTCGTGTTTATCCATCATTTCTTTGTGCTCAAAGAATTTTTGATACTCATCGTCACCAAAACCAAGCGTTTCAAGCAACAATGAATATGCTTCTTGGTGTACCGCCTCCATTGCAGCAAAAGCAGAAAGCATCATTCGTACTTCTGGCTGCTTAAATGTGGGTAAATAATGCTTTGCATAGCCACAACAAACGTCTACATCTGCTTGTGTAAAAAATCTAAAAATCTGATTGATAAGTCGGCGATTTTGAGGAGTTAATTTTTCTCTGTAATCCCTAAGATCATCAGCAAGATTGACTTCATCAGGAAGCCAGTGCATATGCTGCTGCGTTTTATAGTGCTCATAAGCCCAAGGATAGTTAAAAGGCTTATAGTATTCTCTTTCATGTAATAAATTCATTTTTTACCCTTCACACGCTAAGCACGCGCCTTCGTCAATGCTATCAAAAATGTACTGTCTCAATGCTTCGTCAGATACTTTTTCTGCTCGCTTGTACGCTTCACTTCTTAAATAATATAAAGTTTTTACTTTCTTTTTCCATGCCATCATATGAATAGCATGAAGTTCTTGCTTTGACACATTTGCAGGAAAAAAGACATTCAGGGATTGACTTTGACAGATATATTGTTGTCGATCGGCTGCAAGATCGATAACCCATCTTTGGTCAATTTCAACTGCAGTTTTGAAAACGTCTTTTGTCCAATCATCCAGGAAGTCCAAATGCTGAACAGAGCCGCCGTTTGTAATAATTCCTTTCCATACTTCATCTGTATCTTCTCCTAATTCTTGAAGAATATGCTCTAAATATTCATTCTTTTGTAGACTGGAGCCCGACTTAGTTTTCTGAGTAAACGCATTAGCACGGTAAGGCTCGATACTTGGACTAGTATTGCCACAAATAATGGAACTACTAGCATTAGGAGCAACAGCGAGCAAATGAACATTACGAACTCCATAACCAACTGCATCAGGCGCTTCACCCCTTTCAATAGCCAACTCACGAGTTGCACGATCTGCCTCCGATTTTATGTGCTTGAACATTCTCATGTTTGCACTCTTTGCCATTATACCTTCAAATGGCTGATTATGTCTTTGAAGATAGGCGTGAAATCCCATTGCTCCAAGACCAATACTTCTTTCCTGCATTGCACTGTATGCCGCTCTCCATAATTCATTAGGAGCATTGTCGATAAAATATGTTAATACATTATCTAACATTGCAACAAGATCTGGAATAAATAAAGGATTATGTTGCCACTCATCAAACTCCTCTAAATTCACACTAGATAAACAACATACAGCTGTACGATCTTCAGCAGTAGCAAGAGTAATTTCACTACATAAATTTGAATGATGTACTTTTAATCCTTTTTCTTTCTGGCACTTTGGCAATCCTTCTTGCACGGTATCCCCAAACATAATGTAAGGTTCTCCAGTTTCAACACGATTTTGAATAAGTTTTACCCAAAGTGTTTTTGCAGATACAGTTTTTACAACGCGGCCAGTGTGAGGATCTCGAAGATCCCAACTGTCATCAAATCCTTCTTCTCTAGTAGCTCCTTCTATAAGGGCCATAAATCTATCTGGTACCACCACTCCATGATGTAAATTAGTAGACTTACGGTTAATATCGCCTCCAGTGGGCTTTCGAACATCTAAAAACTCCTCTATTTCAGGATGAGACATATCAAGGTATGCTGCATAGCTACCTCGTCGAGTGACGCCTTGAGAAAATGCAAGCATCTCTGCGTCTACAACTTTCATAAAAGGAATGACTCCTGTGCTTTCAGAGCCATTACTTGTTTTTGAACCTACACTTCTGATTTCATTCCAACAGCCTCCAACACCTCCTCCAACACTACTAAGAAAAGCATTTTCTGTATAATGATTTGTTATACCCTCTCTACTGTCTTCCACATAGTTTAAAAAACAACTAATAGGTAGTCCGCGAGTAGTTCCTCCATTTGAAAGAACAGGAGTACTAAACATAAACCATAGTTTACTTGCATAATCATACAGCCGTTGTGCATGAGCTTCATCATTTGCAAAAGCTTTCGCAGCTCTAGCAAATGCATCTTGAGGAGATAGCTCTCCATCAATCATATACCTGTCTGCTAAAGTTTTTTTACTAAACTCAGAAAGGTATGCGTCTCGATTATAATCGACAACTACATTAAAACTCATTTAACATTCTCCCTCGAATGTCCTTAAAATTAGTCACGCCTAGTGCATCGTCACAGTATGTGAGAAGATCCATTAGTTCATAATTTTTAAGAATTTGCTCTGGATTTTCATTTAATCCTTGTATAAACTTATACTTACTATCTATTGGTATAGCTTCATAAATATCATATGCACTACCATATTCTTTTACAAGGCTCACCGCTCGTTTTGGACCAATTCCAGGAAATCCAGCTACATTATCACCTTTATCTCCCATAAGACACTTTACAGATATGTATTCTTCTGGAGTGCAATCATAATGCTCGCTCCAATTTTCTAGCGTGACTTCCTTCCTCGTCACATAAGAAAATCTACTTACACCCTCACTTATTAGTAAGTCCCAGTCTCGGTCACTAGATATAAGCCAGATATTTCCTAGCTCATATTTATCTTTATATTTTACAAGGTGTCCAGCAATATCGTCTGCTTCTACTCCTTGATAACGAAGAACTGTATATCCGCTTTCGTCCATAACTTCTAGACTTGCTTCAAACTCTTCAAAAAATTCTTCAAAAGCTATACGCTCTTCTTCTGTTTGCTCTGCAAACTTTTCTTTTCTATTTTGTTTATAGTCTCCACTTATTATTTTTCTATAAGAGGATGAGCCCCAATCTGCAGCAATTATTATTCTATCTGCCTGGTAGGATCTTGCTAGACTCTGGACAGTGCTTTCAAATTCATACCTAAAATCTGTTCTTCCTTGGTGTTTCCACCTAAAGGCTAAATTTAATGCATCAACAATTAAAGTGCAGTAGGGCGAGTCTTCAGATAATTTATCTTCAAAACTAAATGCCATTATAAAAACTCCGGATTTTCTTTAGCTAACCATTCGTCAGCTAAAAGTACAAAACATTGCAAAAAACATATAAACATATACTCTTTGGTACTTTCTGGAGGGGTATCTGTAACTACAAATACTGGAGAACGATTATATTTAAAAAATAGTAACGGTTCTTGATTTCCTTGCTCTGCTTGTATTTTTAGTTTGTTCCACCAACGAATAAGATTATTCGTTTTAGGAGCTGTAAATATTTTATCAGTAAGAGGAGAGTCTGCGTAATTTTTAACTTCTATACAAAACTTATTTTTTTCATGTGGAATATATAAGTCCCCTTTTAAGTATTCAAGAGCGCCAGAGTTTGGCACTCTTTCAAACTGAAGATTTGTATACTCACGAAGCATATCTCGAACAAGATACTCTCCTCTTGCTCCCTTAGCTCTGCTGTCTACCATCGTAAAACTCTTCTAATACTTCGAACTTTTCTTTGGCTTCTGCAATTTTTGCTATTTGAGTATCAATGGCGTCGAGTATTTCTGGGTGCTCTCCAATACCAACTGGGTTTGCCAGATATATCTCTATATTTGCCTCCGCTTCTTTCATCTCCCCGAAGTATTTCGCTCTCAGGGCTTCCACTATTTTGTCTCTCATCTTCTTCTTTGCTCTCCTGTAAACTCCATTGCCTACGATGTGATAGTTGTCTGTTTAGTACTCTAGTTTGCTGACGTTGTCGCACTTAATAACCTCTATTTTTTCAAGCAGTGGGTGACTCCACCCATGACTCACAATATAAGTATTTAGATCCTCTTGAAGAAGAACTTCTACTATTTTTTCTCGACCTGTTTCGTCAAGAACATTGATAACCTCATCCAGAAATAATACATTTATCCTGGATTTGGAAATACTACTCATCAGCTTTCGAATCGCAACTAGAGTAGCTGTATTAACCCGGGCTAGCTCTCCGCTCGAAAGTGCAAGTATATCTACAATATTGCCATTGTCTGTGACCTGTACATTTAGCTTATCATTTGTTACTACAAATTCAAGTGTAAATCTACCGTCTGAAAGTTCTGCTAGATAGTGGTTTGCAAGTTCTTCTAACTCTTTTACAAGATTTTCTATCTTGTATGCAATTAAACCGTTTGTACTAAAAGACTTTTTTAGTACTTCTAGATTCGATGAAAGTTCTCCTATACTCTTTAGCTTATTGTTTGCTTTTTCTAGTTGAGAACAAAATTCATCTGTTTGTTCTTGTATTACTTGGATTCTGGTGTTGTGTTTTGTTCGCTGTTCATTTTCTTTCGCGATACGCTCCACTTCGCTTTTTGCTCTGCCCAAGTCATCTCGTACTCGAGCCAAGCGCTCCTCCAGCTTGTTCTTATCCAAGAGGGCCACTGGGAGAGTTCTGTCAATACTTCGATACAAGTCTTCCCAATCCCTTTCAATCTTTCGAGCATTGTCATACTCCCGATTGTTTCGTTTAATGTCTGATATTCTTCTTTCAATTTCATCTTGTTTATCCCTCGCTTCTGCAACTTTTCTTGCTTCGCTGTCGATGAGACCTTGTTTAAAGTCAGAGTCTACTTCCTGTTCACAAGTGGGGCAATGATCTCCGAGTTTACTTAACTTGTCTAATAGCTTTTTAGACCCCGCTGCGACCCCGTTGAGACTTCCTAACTCTGCCTGAAGGTCGTCATAAGATTCTTTTTGTGTAACACTGCATTTTCTAGCATCATCAATATCAATCTGTCGAAGCAGTTCAATATAAGAATTATTTTTAGAAATTTTTTTATTTTTTTCAGAAATATTTTCAATTTCTTTTGTTAAAAATCGGAATTCTTTCTCTTCTTCTTCCGTATCAATTTCTAAATTTAGCATTGGCAGTACCTTCGTATCGGTTAATTTGTTATCTGCCAACCATTTTTCTATCGTATTTACCTGACTATCAAGTGCGCTAACTTCCAAAGATATATCTCTGGCGGCTGCCTTAAACAACTCAAAAAGTTCTACATACTTTTCTAGAGATAAAAGCTCAATCAAAAACTTTTTTCTATTAGTATCTGTAGCTGTTAAAAATTGTAGGCTTGCGTTTGTATTTTGATATACTAGTTGTGAAAAGGTCTTAAAATCTATGCCTATAACTTCTTGTATAGACTTATATGTATTTGTAGCTGTATGGCTAGATATATCTTCTCCATTCTTTTCAAATTTTACTTTTACATTTGTTTTGCGATTTACAGTTATTCTGTATTCGTCCGCATCCCGAGTAAAATCAAGAATTATATCATAACCATTATTTACATATCTATTTGGTATGTCTGCTTTTTTTATTCCCTTGGAGTTTTTATTGTATAATGCTTCTTCTATAATTAAAGGAATTGAACTTTTACCCATACCATTTGTACCCAGTATTTGAGTTAAAGTTCTTTCATCTAGCATTATCTCATTGCCTTCTCCATAACTAAAGCAGTTATTCCATTGCAACTTTTGAAGCGTAATCATTAAAGGTTCCTATAATATCTGGTATGCGTGCTTCTTCTATTTCTAGTACAAATTGCAAATATTCTGTTAACTCTTCCTGTACTGTCATTTCTTTATCTAATAATAAAGCAGCTTCACTATTTCTTTTTACTACTTTTTTATCTAGTAGTTCGGAATTTTTAACTTCAGCAAGCTCTTGTATGTCCCCTTCTATTTCATATATCGTATGATCGTAGTCTGTAGGGATCATTTCTTCTGTACTTCTTACTGTTTTTCTAATCAGTTGTGGAAGGTCAAAAGGCTCCCACATCCAAGACCAGTCGTCTGGATTTATAAGAAGATAACCAGTAGTTACAGAAGTTCTGTGAAAGGAAGTAGTCATAGGACTTCCAGGATATACAATATTTCGCTGCGTATTGCTATGTGCGTGCAAGTCACCTGCAAATACTATAGGAAAATCCTCGAACCTGTCTAAGTCCACCTCTGGCTTGACATGGGGAGGAATCTCTCCGCGAACATGAGTAAATAAAGGAAATCGTGTATCAAATTTTTCAATACTTTCTTTTCTATGCAATTCTGTATAAGGAAGTATACTAAAGCCAATATCTTTATCTACATATGAAATATCTACTATTTGTACTAAAGGATTAATATCTCTACTTACCTGCTTTAGCTGTGTAAAGAAGGTTTTATGTTTTTTAGTAGCTTCATGATTACCGTCATAGATAATCGTAGGTATAGTAATATTTCGTATAAAAGAAAAATAAAGCTCTAGTTCTTCCATATTAGGAAGGCGATCAAAGAGATCGCCCCCTATAATGTGCATATTACACATCTTTTCTAAGCTATGTATTTGCTCAAAAAATAACTTATAACGATTTAAGGCCCAAGCAACTGGGACATTTTTTTGTCCCAGTTTTATATGCCAGTCGGCTGTAAAAAGAATCATGCAACGTCAAACTCTTTCTCTAGTGCTTCTTCGTCTACGTTAGCATCATTGCTAGCGCCCTCTCGTACTCTGTCGAGTAACTCTTTTTGTGCATCTGGAGTAGGACGAGGCATAACATCATCCATAGACTTCAGATCAGCAATTAGTGCAAGCTCATCTTCATCAAGAGCTCGAGACTTGCACTTAAGTACCTGTACTTGGTACTCTACATTATAAGGAAGGGGGCCAGTCTTGACTCGCTTAAACTTTACATCCCAGCCAGTTTCTACATCAGTAGGATCACCAAGATCTTCTGCTGCAGTCATAATCTGTTCGAACAGCTTTTTCTTCAAATTGAAGACTTTCAGTTCCCCGTTGTGAATGCACTGCATAGCATAGCTCCAGCCACACTTCAGATCGGGGTAGTACTCACGAACCCAGTCTTTTTCCTTGTTATTAAAACGCTCTTCATTTCGATCAAATGAAAGACACTCCAAAGGAATGTTCTTACCATTTTCGCCTTCGATCCAGTAAACGTAACGAGCCAATACGTCGCCTACAAGCCGAACATTATTGTCGCCGTCCTGTGGAACAAAAGTGTTAATTGAACTTTTTTGAGCTGCGCCCTTTGCTTTGTTAAATGTAATTGCCATTAATGTATCTCCTTTTTAGTGGGACTTCCTTCATATAAGAAATGTATTTCATTATCTCTTACATCCAGTAGCCTATTTTCAAAAATGTGTATGTGAGTTTCTGGTGGTACAGTCAGTAAATCTAACGTTATTTTATTAGTAGCATAGAAATCAGAAAGAGGCCTAAGAGCAGCAATGCCTGTATATACAGCCATTTCTCGAAGAGTAAATTTATATCCATCATATAAAAGTCTTTCTGGATGTACTAAAAAACTTGTACCATCATAATTAAATTGTGAATAAAAGTATTCTTTTTCATATTTATTCTTTGGAGTTCGTTTTTCTACAAGCATACGAAGTATCCTAACTATTTCTGTAGGCTCTCCTGCCGCTGTAGTGTAGATCTTTTTCCAATCGAATAATAACATATTATACTAAAATATCACTTAAATGTCAAGAACTATTTTTCTAGACTTGATTGATTTGCCAACCCTGCTTCATATAGTATCCCATTCTATTAGACGCCTGCTTTCGAGCAGTGTTCCCTTTTAAGTGAATGTCTACAATTACGGGAGTCTTTTTTCCTTCTCGCTCTCGAATGACTCGTCCGATAAGCTGGGTGAGGAGGGGCTCATTGTTGATAGGGGTACCGAGTATAAGCACAGAGAGGGCATTGACTGATATGCCTTCACTAAATATCGCTTGAGTACCGAAAAGAATGTTTTTATTGCCATAGTTTATTTCATTTAATAATGTTTCTCGTTCTTCGTGAGGAACATCTCCTGTAACACAAATTGCTTTATCTCCGGCAAGTATGGCACAATTCTTTAGAAAGTTTACTCGATCAGATACTACCAAAACTTTATGTCCTTTTGCTGCGTAAAAAGCAGCCAACATTGAAACTGTGTGTATATACTCTTCGTTTGTTGCTAAGTTTGTTACTCTATTAGCCCAAGGTATTCTTGCGCCGTCCATGAATCTTATTTCAGATTTTACAATATCCACCTTAGGAGTCATAAAGTTTTCTTTTGGTGGCTTGTAAACATTTTTACTAAAGTAATCTCGAAAGACTACGTGTTTTCCGTCTTTCCTTTCGATTGTTCCGCTGAGTCCAATTTTGTACCTTGCATGACTCGTGTCGATAATCTTTGAAAATGTTGGCGAAGATACGTGGTGCATTTCGTCCAAGATAATTGTTCCAAACATTTTTCTAATTCGGTCGATATTTCTGTAGAGTGTTTGGGTATTACCAACCACAATACAAGAATCGGTGTTAAAAGAACCAGAACCAATAATTCCTGGAGTGATTCCATATACTTTTTCTACCTCCTTTGCCCATTGATTTCGTAGTGGCACTGTGTGAGTAACCACTAAAGTTTTTTGTCCTAGCTTTCCTGCAATTGCTAATCCTGTAAAAGTTTTACCCCAACTTACCCACGCATTGATGATACTATTATCCCTGAGATCATCGTAGACGGCTTGTTGAGATTCTCTGAGTGTAAACTTAAAATCAGGAAAATCAACAGGAACCATAATCCTCTTGTCCACCACTTCATATTCATCTGGTATTAGATCCGTTCTTCCTATTGGTATACTAACTAAATTTTCCCTCACTCTTGCCATATTTTTTATAACGAGAGGAGGATCTTTTGGATTAGGAGCGGGCACTTTATAAGTCAGTTCTTTACTAAGAACTTCTTTGTACTCGGGCGTAACTTCTAATAATATTCTATTACTAACTACTGCTTTCATATTTTTCTTCTAGTATCTTTTTGACGCTCAGGAGAGTAGTCATATAGCATCCATGGCATATTATAAATATAGATTACTCCAGCCCAACTACAGTCTGAAGGAGGAGGTCTTGGTACAATAAATTTTTTCTTTACACCATTCAGATGTAATAAAGAAGCTACTTCTTTTCTCTCCACTTTTCGTATGCTATGATACTTTATAGGGCACATTTTACTTTTTTCATATATAAAAGGCATCCCTTTACTATCAATAAAGTGTTTGTCGCGAGATTTAATTATTCCTACATGACTGTCTAAAGATTTTTTAAGACTAAATAAGGTTTCGTGAGGAGTTTGTAATCTTCGTTTTCCTAAAGTATCCCCCTGCATATTCTTATCGTCAAGTATTAAATCATCAAGAAAAAGCAGCCCGTCTAAGAGCTGCCAATTTCCATTAGGTAAGTTAAATACTGGGAAAGAAACCTCTTCTATATCTCTATAAGTTATTAACACAGATACTGCTTTTCAAACTTACCCATAGAATAATCTTCTCCAATCTCAAAGTCACATCCTACAGGAGCCCCAGGTATAGAGATTCCACGATCCATTTGAATAAACTTTTTAAGATTTTCGCAATAAAAATCTAGTTCATCTTCTGGTACTTCTGCAAGTATCGAGTCATGCACAAGTGCAAAGATTTTCGACTTCATTTTTTGACTTTGTATGAATGCATTCATGTCAATAGCGCCTAAGAGGTTAATATCAGAAGCAGCAGACTGCACCAAAAAATTAAGACCAGACCTAATGCTATGAGACTTGATGCCTTTATCTTCTGATGCAACATTTGGTAATCTCCTTTTGCGTCCAAAATAACTATAAGTAAATCCATTTTGCTCAATGAACTTTTGGTTAGTTTCAATCCAAGACTTTAACTTGTGAAACGTTTGGAAATACTCATTAATTACTTCGGCCGCTTCGTTCTTGGAAAAATATTTTCCACTATCTTTTGTAACTTGTTCGCTGATTTTTGCGGGACCTGCACCATACATAATACCAAAAGTCACAGCTTTAGCAGCTTGTCGACGATCAGAGTATAGTTCTGCCACATCTTCTACTGGACAAGGTAAGCGAAATACTTTATGTGCGATAGTGCTATGAAAATTTCCGCCGCTACGAAAAACATCCATGAGGGCTTCATCTTCTGCTAGCTTTGCAGCAACATATACTTCGGCAGTAGTCAAGTCCATTGCAACTATCTTAGACCCCGTTGCGGCTTTAATACATCCTTTTACGGCAGGATTGTCACGAGGCAATTGCTGCATGTTTAGTTTGCCACTCGAAGATAAACGTCCGCTAGTTGTACCATGAAGATTAAATCCTGTACGCAATCTTGAGTCACGATCAAGTTGCGGAATAATTTTATCTAAGTATGTATTCTTGATTTTAGACTTCTGCCGTATATCAAGAATTAGTTGCGGAACAGGAGACTGAGCCGACAGCTCTTTTAAAACTTCTGCGTCTGTAGAGTCTGCACCTGTACCAGTTTTTTTGCCTGTGGGATTGAGTCCTAAGAAATCAAATAATAACTTACGAAGCTGTAAAGTACTATTAGGATTAAACTCTTTACCTTGAATTTGCTCAAACTTTTTTACTCGCTCATCTTTATACAGAGCAGCGATAGCAGCATCAATATCATCTTGCATTATATTTTGAGCAAGGTACAAGCGTTTCTTATCGAAAGGTACGCCATTATCCTGTGCATCCGTTAAAAACCTAGTGCCTGGAATTAAGATATTATCATATACCCAGCAGAGTTTTTTATTCTGTTTAATTTTTACAAACTTCTCAAAAACCATAAAAGTTACAACGGCATCCATAGCCGCATAGGTTTTCATTACGTCAAAAGGAATCCAGCCCCATTGAAAGTCTCCTTTAAGAATTCCTTGTTCTTTTCTATACTGGTCGATCCAGTCGTACATAGGCTTCTCATAGTCTCCATAAGGAGTAAACTTCATGGCGAGCTGTTTAAGGCCATGAGTTCCGGGATTCTCATCTATAAGGTAATGTAGCAACATTGTATCTTCAAACTTTGGAAATTTAAAGTTGAAGTGGTATTCAAAAAATGCCATATCAAATTTAGCATTATGAAAAATTACTGCCTTTTTGTTGAATAACTCCTGTAATAACTCTTCAGTGGTATCATCAAAGCAGTCGGTATCAATATAAGCACCGCTAGTACCATTATAAGAGAGACTAATGCCCAACATATGACCGTCTCTAGGATAGAGCCCAGTAGTCTCAGAGTCGAGAGCAACATAGTCGCATGGGTACTCGATGGCACTACGAATAAATTCATTTGCTTTCTCCGTATCTTGTATTCCAAAAGCAATGCTATCATCAATTACGGCATCTTCGATTTCTCCACGAATGTAGCCAATGATACTTGCTTTAGAATCTTCCCACGTTCTGCGAGCCTCTGGTTTAAAAGCAAGCATGGCAGGGTTGATAACTGGTAAAAACTTTTTTTCTACCTTTTTACCAGAGTATTCTGTTACTGAATTAATTTTAGTAAAATACTTTAAAGCATCTGAGCCTACTAAGATGACCCAATCGTACTCATCAGTATCAATTTCAATATCACAGTCTCTTTTCAAAACCTTTTTAATACTAGGATCTGAGCATAATTGAAACTGATCAAACTCGAAAGCTCCATCGAACTCTCGATTAAAATTTGTTCTTGAAGGTTTCGTCTCTATTAAGGCGACGTTAGCCATATAATCTCTCCTTTAGTTTTTGAACTTGAGATTGTATAAGTGCTCCAGGGTCTGTATTTTCTAGATATACATTTCTGGAAGTGAGATCAACTTTCTCGCACATATCTTTAACATTTTCTGCTGCTTTCTGTCCTGCTTCGTCTCCGTCAAAAAATATGTCAATATTAGTGACACCTTGTAGACTTAGCAAAGCTAGTTTCTCTTCGTTTATATTATTTGTACCAAAACAACAAACTGCATTGCGCAGTCCTTTATCATGCAGGTTTACTGCATCAAAGATGCCCTCTACCAAAATAACACTACTTTTAATAGGAGAGACTGTAGGAAACAAAGGAAGTTTTACTCCACGAGGAGTAATCATATACTTCGGAGTGCCTCCAGACATATGTCGCCCATTAAA